ACAGTTTCATCTCCTGGTGGTCTTTCATCCACAGCAGCATCGCCAGCGACTATTACTGGTTTGTCAAACGGCACTGCTTACACATTCACAGTTACTGCATCCAATGCTTACGGCTCTCAAACCTCTAATTCATCCAACTCCGTAACCCCAGTTGCCCCTCCTTACTTCCCGCCCTACTTTCCACCATTCTTTCCACCATTCTTCCCACCGTTCTTCCCTCCCTTCTTTCCTCCGTTCTTTCCGCCATTCTTCCCTCCATTCTTCCCGCCCTTCTTCCCGCCTTCATTCGGTCCTGGATTTAAGTGAGCATGTTCGATGGCATTCAGAGAAGAGGCTTTTGATTTATCCAGTCTGCCCTCTGCTGACCCATCGAACATAATAATAAAAGAAAACTTCATAAGTGAAAAACACTTAGAAGAAATAGTTACATATTGCTCAACGGTTTCGGAATGGGAGTCCAGAAGTGAGCTTGGTACGGACAGTATTCACATGCCTGAATACATTGAAAAAAATTCCACGCAAGTATTTCACATTATGCAGCAGTATGTCGATAATGTTCAGCATGAAATTGAATATAAATTTGGAAGAAAGCTTGAAAAGACAAAGCCAGGTATTAGGAAGTGGTACCCGGGTGAGTATCAAGACATTCATGCAGACGGCGAAACGGCTGGTGGGTGGCCAGGGTATAACTACATAGTTGATTATGGTTCAATTATTTATTTAAATGATGATTATGAAGGCGGCGAACTTTTTTTTCCAAAATACGACATTTTCATAAAACCAAAACCCGGAACCCTGATATTCTTTCCGTCAACCAACATGTACACTCATGGGGTTACTGAGGTTAAATCGGGAATTCGATATACATCACCACATTTTTGGACTCCCACCAAGCATAAGATACTTATGGAAATGGCAAAAATGAATGAAGGGTGAGAACCTTTACTTTTTACATATTCCGAAAACATCGGGCACAAAGATGCACTACGACCTTATCGAATGTGCAAAAAATCCACTTGCAATAAATTCGCCGAATGTATACCTGCCTAAAGATTTCGAATTCGTATTTGACCCAAAAATAGCCGAGTCGCATAACATAATTTGTGGACACTTTGGTAGGAATCCAATTGGCTCAATTGATAATCTAATTTCTTTTTCTATGATTAGAGAACCGTTCGAGCAGTATCTAAGTCTGGCCAAATATTCCGCTCTGCAACAAGGAGATACATTTGATAGAAATTTCTTGGATGAATTTTTGTCCAACAACAACGAAATCAACTCTAGGTTTGAGGGTATGTCGGGGTGCGAAAATCCACAATCTTGTTTTTTGTATTCAAAAATTGCCGGTATAGAGAAACAGGTGGGCGTTAATGAATTCGGAAACCCAATTATAGACATAGCCAAAAGTTTTTTTGTAGAAAAACCTCAGTCATACTCTCAGCTTAGCCAAAGACTTGAGAATATAATAATTGGCCTCACCGAAGAAAGGGGTCAGTTGATTGATTTTGTCAACACTATTCTAATCCGAATGTTTAATACGTCAATAAAGACCGACGACTCTATCGTCAACGAGACTCCACCACTCTCGTTTAAGCTGAACAAAAGACAAGTGATTTCAATCACTAGCAAAATAGAACTAGATATGGAACTTTATGCAAAGATGAAAGAACGACCGTTGAGGCAAAATGCATAGGATTTATCATCTTCACATACCACGCACCTCTGGCAAGTCTGTGTGTGATGCGCTTTATGGAACGTTTGTCAATGCTGGTCTGCTTCGCAAAATAAACAACACCGGCACTAGTCGATTGATGTACGACAAGAAAAGTTTTACAGATATCCCATTCGTTTCGGGCCACTTTGCAACCAACCCAGTGTCCGTTGAAGATGAAAAATTTGATGTGTTTTCTTTTGTGAGGGAACCCATTAGCCACTATATGAGCATTGCCTCATATGTGTGTGCGAATTCAGACAGAGTTATGTCAAGTGAATTTATGGAAGAATTCTTGTACGGCTATATGACTCCATTTGGAGCAAACGAATTATTCTCCAATTCTGGAAATCTGCAATCAAAGATGTTATTTTGTAGAATTGGTTTGGCAGATAGCTCTGTAGTTTCGCTTACGGATGACGATGTCCAAAGTAGGGAAAATATTGTATTTATTGAGTCTGATATGCCGAGCGAAGAAGAAATAAAAAACAAAATAGAAAATATGTTTATATTTACTCTGGACAATAGACACATCGGGATTGAGTGGCTCAGAAAAAAAATCCTACTTGACCATGGATTGAAACTAGACCAATCAATCAAAAACGTATCTAATTCTTCTTTTAAAAACAATTTTACTCCCGATATTAGCCACGTCAGAGAAATCCTCAGTCGCTGCGACATTGACAGTATGGTTTATCATCTGGTGAGAAGCGGCGAGAGTGCTAATCTATGAAAATGAGCGAAAACTCGCTGTCACCATGGAGGGTGGAACCAGGTCATTTTGGTTCAGGACCAGAAAACATCCACATATTTGAAAATTTTATTGACAAATCAGATATTGAGGTAATACAAAAATTTTGTCCAACAATAAACGAGTGGAATAATTCAAAAGAAAGCGTTTACGCTGAAGATGGGACCTGTCTGTATAACGCTGATTACTGGAACGACAGGCAATGCAGCAGCGACATTCTCCAAAGACTTTCAGTGCCGGTTTTTAACATTATCGATAAATATATACAAAAGATGCAAACTGCTCTTGAAGAAATTTATGGCCTAGAACTTTCCTCTCGACCCCCAGTAATCATGAAATGGAGACCAGGGATTGAGCAAAGGCCACATGCCGATAAGCAGCTCAACAACGGTGAGCCAAACGCCTTTGTCGACTACGACCTGAACTCATTATTTTATTACAATGATGATTTTGAAGGCGGAGAGCTATATTACCCGCAGCATGATATAAGCATTAGGCCAAAGCCAGGCCTAGCAATTGCTCATCCAGGTGACGTCAACTACCTGCACGGAGTTACGATGATAACAAAGGGATACAGGTATACCACCCCTTCTTTCTATACGGTTAAATAAAAGATGATTATAAGCAAATTAAACTTGATAGAACCGAAAGAATATGAGGCCATATTAGACGCAATTAAAGAAATTGGTTTTCCGTCAAACTATTCAGAAAATGACCCATCAACCGGATACTACGATAAACATGCCTTGTTTGAATACGATGCGTTTTCGTATGGTGTTTTTGAGGGCATATGTGAAAGGGTTTTAAAAATTGCAGAAGAAGAATTCAAGACAGCCCTAATCATTGATACGGCGGTACTTATTGGGGTGATTCCAGGAAATCTGCCCGAAGAACATGCGGATAGCCAAAACCTTGACGGAACGCCAAAGTTGGGTTGCAATAATTTCGTTGTTTCTGCGGTTGTCTATTTAAACGATGGATTCTCGGGCGGGGACTTAGTTTTCCCTAAAGCTGGCTACCGATATAAACCGCGCGCTGGTAGTTGTGTCATTTTTCCAAGCAATTTACCATATAGTCATTACGTTGATAGTGTTCTCGAAGGAGAGCGTCTATCGTTGGCGATATGGTTTTCCCAGATATGATGAGCCAATGAGAAACATTGATGTTGAGTATGTTGGAGACCCGAAAGCTGGATTTCTGGTTTACAGGAACATATTGAGTGAAGACTTAAAAATACCAGAACGCCTAGAGGCGACAATTGGGGATAGCACAACTCCGCCATACTCGTGGATGCAGGCTCTTGTTGGCGACGGGCAAGTTATGAAGGACTACAGAGACTGTGTCGATTGCAAGATGAGCCCTGCTCACTTTGAACACTGTCCAACGCAATTCAGTGAGTTGATAAATATATACAACGACACCGTGACCGGGTTGACTGCTTGCTTGCAAGATTACGAATCCAGATACAACATCCGCATGGATTTCATGGAAGCAATTAATTATGTTAGATACAACGAAGGCCAACACTTCAATGTGCACGCAGACCATGGATTCTCCTATGTGTGCACGGTCTCTTCGGTCATGTACCTAAACGATGACTACGATGGCGGTGAACTGTTTTTCCCATTTCTGGATATAACTTTCAAGCCAAAATATGGAGACATTGTTTTGTTCCCTTCTACCTTTATTTACTCTCATGCGTCCAAGCCCGTTACTAGGGGAACCAAGTACGCAGCTGTCACAATGTTTGACTACAATGACAGGTTCCATAGACAGTGGAAGGGATACGGAAAGAACATAGATGGCACCGACGTCGAGTACGGGCCGGGTATAGTTAGCCCAACAGCGAATCAAGTCGGAAGATTTATTTTTCAAAAATGACAAAACTATTCCTAAAACGAACACATATAAGTTCACCCCTAATACAGCAATCTAGGCTTAAGCGTGACTGGATGGATGCTACGTACAACAAGCACGCCTATCAATGTATGCCAATGACTGTTGCAAATGTCTACGGGTGGGAAGTTGTTCTTGAAGAAGACCTGGTCGTCCAGTGGAATGGTGGCAATACACCGCCAGAAATTCTTTCTGGAGAGATAACCTCATCTGGTCGGGTTCAGGCAATTTCATCAATAATTGGAATGATTTCAATAAATATTGGTTGGGTTATAAGCACCGAAGAGGGCTACAACACCTGGATGACTGGTTCCCCGAACTATTTTGTTGACGGAGCCACCCCACTTACCGCCACAATCCCTAGTTATTGGTGGCCAGACGAATCCCAGATGAATTGGAAAATAACCAAAATTGGAGAGCCTGTGGTATTTGGGGCTGGAACCCCGTTCTGCTTCTTTAATATCTACGATAATTCTGTCCTTGAGAGCACAGAAATCGTTACGTCAAATCTTTGGGACGACAAAGAGTTGGTTGAATCGCGAATGAAATACGGCAAGCTAAAAGAAGATAATAGGTATGAAAATCCATGGACTTGGACCAAGGGAATTAAAACAGGTGTTGACGCAGACGGCAAACAGATAGGACCCACCTTTACCGGAATGCCCAAACTGGCCAATCCCTAGTATAGAATTAGGGTACAATTGGGGTATCCGTACGACTATAGGCACAATGGAGACAGTATGAAATTTGAATCCTCATTTTCAACCCAGGAGAAGAAGCTCGTCTACCAGCGCACCCTCAAGGACCTGGAGAGACAGCTCATGGAGAGACTCATTCAGGAAGGCTTTGACCCCGACACGTTTGATGCAGAGAATTTTGTACCAGGCACAGACCACCACGGGATGATTCAGGGCCACAAGCTGATTGTTGACTTCCTTGCAAAAATTAGCAACGTCAAATCGAAGATTGCGGAGTAACCTTCAAACATGGCACTATCAGTAGAGCAATTGGCCAGCGCAAAAGCGGAGGCGGTTCAAATTCTCGAATACTCTATTTATACACTGGCTTTTACTTTAGGTATCGAGGATGAAGACCTAGAGCCAGACATGGCAAATCCAATAGATATGTCTTTGTCAGAAAACAGCGCTCTCGTTGCCCAGTATGACGCATATGAATGTTTGAAACTGCAATTGGCGGCATTGGTAAGACTACAGAGTTAGTGGGCAGGCTGTGAAAATTGTGCCTCGCATACCCAAGAAGTTATCCATTGTTGAAGAGGCTTTGAGTGAAGGAAGGTACGAAGCGTGCCCAGATATCGACCCGGACTTCCCAAACATACAAGAGCCACAGCAGAATCCGAATAGAAATTCCCAAGTGGTTAAATGGAATCCACGATTAATGTCATACGAGCTACCAGATGGTGCAATGTGGTTCTGTGACTTACTGCAGTCAAATGACCCGCAGAAAAAATGGGAAACAACAGAGCCAGGCGATTTTACAAAAAACGAAGAAATAGAGGAGCTTTTCAATGAGGCATAGAGCTGCTACTGGCGAAAATCTTTACAACGCTGAAAACCAAATACATTACAACGAAAAGCAGCTTGCTGTTTTTGCATACATGCTAGATTTCGACCCAGACAGCATAGATTCAATGGATATTGAGGAATTGGTTGCAAGACTGGGGAGCATGTGGAAGTACAGCAGCGACATCAGGGGAAGCGGTGAGCCGATATATACGACGAATGCGATACCTAGATTTTTCGCCAAAATGAATGCAACACTCAAAGACCGAGCGCGAAGAGCAGCTTGGAATTACTCTCTTGCAAAGGCTGTAAAAAATGGATAACAGACAACTGAGAACAGCAATGGTGCAGGTCGCACTTTCAAATACGTCTTGGGATTCTGTGCCGACAATGACGGCCGAAGAAATAAGAAAACACACGTTCGAATCAATGGAACGCATCTACCAATGGAGAGAGTCAGTTGGGCTAAATATGTCGGTGGCCGCGAGGGGTTCCACTGAAGGCCTTTGGTATGTTGATTGGCTTAGGGACCCGATATCCCCATGGGCGGACCTGGTCGCTTGTGGTGTGGTCCCAGTTGAGTATGTTTACTCATTAAAAAAACCAAACAAATGTTTAATTTTTGGAGTTGATGGAACTCTGGCTACTTTCTTGTATAAAAAAGATAATCCAGGCGTTCACATTTGTTTCCCTAATACTCAACCATTGTGGAATTTCGAACAGTTTATCCGCGATTTTGAGATTGACAATGAAGGCGAAAACTACATGGACATCGACTATTCGGTTGTTGAACTTGAGGAGATAGGAACCGGCGATGCGATTGGTTTTGATTTCATACAAATGCGCATAGAAGACGTTGAGACAGATTTAGAAATTTTGCAGAATTGCGTAAATGCACTGAGTTCTGGTGGTGTCCTCTTGGTTCTGGCTTCAAACAACTCTGGCAAACTATACAGAGACGACTTTTTCTTTCACCCGAACAACAGGATGCATGAAGTGTTGAAGTCAAACAACGGATACACATATCACAGTTCAGAAAATTATGGACACACGACTTTTGTGAAACACTAGCCGTGATAGTGTCCGAACGTGAATATATTCGATAACTTTTTAAGTTCATCACTACTTGATGAAATCAAGTCGGACAAGTCATTTTTCCCAGGAATAATGCAAACGGACAGCCGAATAGCAAGTGAGGTCAATTCCTATCACAATGACCAGGCCAGCTGCTACGCACCGTATATGTTTTGGGATGGATGGTGGACGTCCTCGGCCGACACTCTAAGAAAAAAGGTAATCAGAGACATATGGGAAAGCAATCTCCCATTTGAAAAAGAGAATATTCTTGGGTTCGAGTATTGGACACGTACGTTTGGGCCAGGACAATTTCTTGGGCCGCATGTTGACGAGGATACGTTCTTGTATCAGGACACAAAGATTTATAATGGTCCAGAAATTGGCTGCGTCTACTACGGACCGTCAAACGAAAAAGTCGTTGGTGGTTTCTTGGAGCTTTTTGAGTCCAAGCTTAATTTCGGTGAACTAAATGCTCTTGAATGGGAGAATCTTGAAAAAAAGTTAGACCCAATTGAGTTGCGAGAAAGAATTGCGTTTAAGGAAAACAGGTTAATAATATTTGACGCAGGAAGGGTGATTCATCAAACTAGCCCCTGCGTTTCTGGAATGAGAAACGTAATGGTCGTAAACGTTTGGCTAAAATCAAATCCTCCTGTAGACATGGCTAATTTTGTTTATGAATGAGGAATTTTTTTCAATACCAATCTGCCCAGTGAACATATATAAATCATCCTTAGACATCAATAATATTAGGCTCTCACAGGAAATACATAATCACGCGCAGAGCCTTGAAATTCAAGAATCTAATGTAAATCTTTTAGAGAATAAAACGAGTTACTTAAACTATGTCAAAGAAGCTTCTGGCGATAATTCCTTACCAGAAGGAGAAGAATGCAAAAAATTAAAAAAATTAATGACGGAAAAGGTTAGCTTTATTGCTAAAAAACCGATGACCATAAATGAGTGTTGGTCACTGACTCTAACAAAAGGGCAATCCGTAGGGGTGCATTCTCATAAGTCAAACACGCATATGCATCCAGGCGAGTATTACTCTGTTGCGTATTATGTAAACGTTCCACCCGGAAGTGCAAAATTGATGTTCAACATAAGCGTATGCAACACCATCGAGACGATAATTCCAGTGATTCCAGAAGAGGGTATGTTTTTAATTTTTAACTCTTTCATTCAGCACCACACCGATAGGCACCTATCGGATGAACCGAGAATAGTGGTCAGTGCAAATTTTTCTCCAGTGAGCCCAAATAGAACCCCTGTTCCAGACTGGTCTGCCTACGACTAGTATATTCATATGCCTGGAACAATCAAGAACCTTGGTGGTGGCGTTGTAGCTTTTGAAGACGCAATCAGTGTCCCAGTTGCGGAAATAGTAGAGCTTATAGACAGGCTTTCTGATGCAGCAATCAAAGAGCAGTATGAGTATGTTTTGGACCTTGATGGCATACCAGTGCACGCAATAAATAAAAGCGGGTTTATATATGAATTGGAAGAAATTAAGAAAAACCCAATTAGAATCCAAAAACTTGAACATCAATTCTTCCAAGATTGTGAACGAGTAATTTACCAATGTCTTCTCGAATATATAGAAATATTCCCAGCAGCCTTGCAGTGCTTGTGGTGGAAAAGTGAGGGGCATGTCCTAAAGTACCCAACTGGCTCCAAGTTGGGATTTCACTGCGATAATGATGTTAATTACAAATATGGTCAGCTCCCCCCATTTGAGCACGCAACAAGGAACGTAATTAGCGCTTTGGTCTACTTGAATAGCAATTGCGAGGGCAACGAGTGCGATGAGTACTCGTTTACTGGCGGCGAAATGGAAATACCATATTTCGGTATAACCATGAAACCTAAAATGGGAACCGTGCTATTCATGCCAGCCAACTATCTTGGCGCTCACGAAATAATGGAAGTAACGTCTGGGTCTAGATATTCATATTTATCTTGGTTTGCCCAGGGCTCGCCCAATCAAGAACGTGGAATTTCCCCAAATGAGCCGATACAAGGACATGCCAGGCCAATAGGTGGACAGTGGTGGATGCCAGATTTAGTGAAAGACTACGAGCAATACCTTATGGACAAATACGGCGATGAGGGTAAAATACCAACTGGGAAGGCTGTGTTTAAATCCCGGAAAGATGACCATAAATGATTTTTAACGATGTAAAAGCTGAGCATTTGGGTGGGGGTGTTGTCGTATTCCGTGACGCAATAAGGCTTGACTGGGAGTACGCAAACAGAATATCCAAGGAAATAGTCAATAGAGAAATGGGGGACATGTATCAGCCTGCAATAAACCCCGACAATGGCCTAGAAGAATACGTCAATAGGAGTGGTTATTTCTTTTCAAAAAATGGGATAGACAAAATGCCCAAAAGGGGGTCTCGGGTTCATCAGGACACCAGGCCCGAAGTTGTCGAATTATTCACCTTTATCGAGGAGTGTAAAGATAAGTATCTTTTTAGATATATGCACATGTTCCCTCTTGTTTTCAAGAATATATGGTGGAAGGTTAAGGGTCATTTGGTTAGCTACTCGTCCGACTGTGGAGGGTATATCGGGGAGCACAGCGACACCAGTGTTGACTACGTATATGGACTCCCACACCCACCTCATCAATTGGCATCAAGAAACACACTTTCCTGTCTTGTTTACTTTGGTAACTGCGTAGACGGGAGCAAGCTATCTGAGCCAGGAGATTTTACCGGAGGGCATCATAGATTTACTTATTTGGATATTGATTACACTCCACAAAGGGGAGATATATTGATGTTTCCGTCAAACTATATGGCTGCCCACGAGGTGACTCCCGTCAGCTCCGGCGAAAGATTCACCTATCTCGGCTGGTATGCACATGGCACTCCAAACCCTGCAGTCAACGAAGAGGTTGAGGACCCAGTGGTAAATCCAGACAAAGCAGCAGTGTCTTCAAATGTTTACATTCCGCACCTTCGGGAAAAATTCCTTGAATATCTGGATTCGGTTGGAGAAGATAAATCGTCAAAAACATACAGACTGACAATGGGTGAGCACGCATGAGAATAACGCACCTTGGTAACGGAATCGTGATGATTCGCAACTTGATTGAGCGCAACAATTTTGATGATGGAGAATTGCTGTCTTTGCCTATGACTAAAGTTCCACAAGGGTATTCACTTGTGGACGGCAAGATAATTAGTGATGGTGGATATGAATTCGATGAGCAGGGCAAACAAGCCGCCCCCGCCAGATACACAGACATTGGGGACCTTGGAGTAACCGTCGTATTGAGAAGCGCAATTTATACTGCCGCCGTTGAATACTGCAAAATATTCCCCGTCGCCGCGGAATGCATAACTGGACAAACTGATGGATATCTAATTAGATACCTTCCCGGTAACGGTATGGGGCCTCATTCTGATTGCAATATTCCCTACAAGCCAGGGACGTTGGAGCCACTAACTACAAGTCCTGCTTTTAACACCCTAACGACATCAATATTCATAAATGATGGTTATTCTGGAGGCGGGGTTAGATTTAGGACGTGGGGCATAACGGTGGAGCCAGAATTCGGTTCCGCGTTAATATATCCATCTAATTTTATTGGTTGCCATGAGGTTGACGAAGTAGTTGAAGGCGAGCGCTGGGCTTTTCTGTCATGGTTTTACCATGGCAACGGCCAGGAAAATAAACCAAGAGCCCTTGAATGGGTTAAACAATTCAAATCCGATGTTGGCTTAAGCAATAGCCAGCAGGGGAACGTTCTTGTTGGAGAGTGTTAAATACCTAAAAAAGCCGTTTAAATCTAGTTCTATTTAAACTTTTTGCAGACTCCAAAACAATCTCAACTTCCCATATTCCGTCAGAAAAAAGCGACTCAACAATTTCGACAGAGCGGTGCGGTCCGGATAAGTATACGTTCCTCTTATCTTCTCCTCCGCCCTGGTCGTAACCCATTGGGTATCCCCTAAAAAGCGCTTCGACATAATTAATACCAGCAGCTTTAGCGATTGAATAAATGTTTTGCTCTGACTCCAGACCGTGAAGGTTGTTCCCATCAACGTATATTCCTTTGAATTCAAATTTCGTCGCCGACTCAATAGTCTCTTCAGCTATGCCGCCCCTACCTATACAGATAATAATGTCAGATGAGTCAAAAAGTTCTCTGATGGTTCGATGCTCTATGGCCCATCGTATCTGGCGCGCCCTATTCAACGTCCTTTCGGAGCGCCCCTCTGAAGACCAGTGAACAGTATTACCTGATTCGTGGACGCTTTGGGCAATCGTCTCCCCCATGCTTCCCAGTGAAACTATTCCAACGTTATTCACTTGATTACTCGCCCATGTTGAGAGGGTGTATGTATCCCTTCTCCCCCTCTAGATTACGCACTAGAACTTCTGGCTTATCTAAGTATGTGCAGTATTTCTGGTAGTCGTCGTAAACCGTGTCTATCCAGTGAGGCATGCACCAGGTAGCCACGTCGCCTGGCTCAGCTACTTCAATTCTGGCATTGATGTCAGGGCTGCCCTGAGAAAAGAACTCAAGGTAGGCATACCGCGTACCCCCTGTAACCGTATTAACCCCATGAGAAGCGACATAGTTTGTGGGAAAGATGATTACGTCTCCCCTCTTTGCTCGATGGCTTATGTTCAGGTATGGAAAGTAAAGCTCACCGCCGCTGTAGTTGGTCCCATCGAGTTCATCAATGGACTCAACGCAATCGTTTATGTAGAGCAATACAGCAACTGTTTGTCGAGCCCCAACTTGTCCGTATGGGATATATCTCTCGCCTTTGGTGGCTCGATAATTGGTGTCGTTGTCATTGTGTAAACCAAGATATTTACTTGAATCATAACGCAGCACGTGGCCACGATTTCTCCACCAAATTGTTCCGACCACGAGGGGGAACATGTCTACATATCTGATTAGCGATTTGTAAATAGCGTCTTCCCAGCCACGGATAATATCTACTACTTCTTGCTCCGTGTGGTCTTGGATTGGTTCGAGCACGCGAACGGGAACGGCTTCAACTTGTTCTATGGAGAATTTGTTTCCGTCTTCGTTCTTTGCATAAACTACTCCGTTTATGTCCATGTCATATTTCCAGCGCTGTTGATGCGCGGCAAGAGCGTTCTCGTCAATCCACTTAGATATAAAATCCAAATCAACATCCATAACGTCATGGAATACGACTACACCGCCGCCAAGGTCGGTAAATTTAAGATTCTTAATTTCTTCAAGCACATCAATTGTAAGTTCTGGGGTGTCAACCTCATATCGTCTCAATCTGGTTCACCTCCTGCGCAATGTGCGTTTCTCCATACTGGGTCACACACCTATTTTGAAATACTGGATTGGAGCCAAGCTCGAGGCCGGGTGTTGGGTGTGACCAAATCGAATATGAAGATTTGCAGTATCTTTCATAGTCATCATAGATGTTGTCAAACCACACAGGCTCACACCATTGTCGACTTGAGTCTTTCTCTTTGATTCGGATGTTTGCCGAGGCGTCTGTGCCGCCCTGTCCGAAGAAGGACAGGTATGCATACCTAACGCCGCCCTCCATTTGCGTAACACCGTGAGCACAAATGTAATTCGTGGGGAACATAATGATGTCCCCCTTCTTTGGCTGATAGTCGATTCCGAGGTAAGCAAACTTCAAATGACCACCGGTAAAATTGGTTCCGTCTAGCTGCTCTTTTGAATCAACGCAATCATTAAAATAAGCAAGTGCCCCAGCCGTCTGCCTAAGCGCCACCTGGCCCCTTGGCATGTATCGGATGCCCTGGGTGACCTTGTAGTTGGTGTCATTGTCCTGGTGCCAGCCAAGAATGCCCTCCCCCTCGTATCGCAGGACGTGGCCCCTGGTTCTCCACCAAAGGCTCCCGACAACAAGGGGGAACATGTCCGTGTAGCGTATTAGGCACTTATAGATGACGTCCTCGAGGTATGTGAAGTACTGGGTGGCATATTCCCCAGTTTGCTCATTAACGGGCTCTAGGAGCCTCACAGGCGCGTTTGGGACGTCTTCCAGGCGATACCTGAAGCCATCCTCGTTTATGCCATACTCAACGCCGTCTTCACCCGTTAGATACTCCCACCTGGTCTTGTGTGCTTCGGCTGAACATTCGTCAATGTGTTGTAAGATTTCTTTTTCAACATTGAAGGCATTCCTGAAAACGACTATACCGCCACCCAAGTCGTCGACGACCAATTTTGATATTTCCTCTAGTTCTTTTTCCCCGATGTCCGGAGTTGACGGCATTTTCATAGTTAACCAACTAGAAATTTTACCGCCTCCACGACGGTCCAGGAGGAGCCTGCGGCAAGCGGCTTGTCGGCAAGTGGCAGGTCTGCCCAGTTAAGTCGAGCCACCTGTTGACCCTCTCGACTTACAACAAATTTTTCATAGTTGTGTGGGATGCGCATAATTGCCTGTCCGGCCAGATTTTGACCAGCCGCAGCTTTATCTGAACCGTCAGCCTTGTTGTCGTCAAAGGCGCGGACCACATCACCCTTTAAAAATTTCCATACATTGTGTTCGTTAGGACCGTTTACTTCAATTTTTTCAGTTATTGGGAAAGTCACGAATGGGTAAGCCTCTTGAATAAACGCAGCAATCTGCTCATTGTCCGAAGGTTCCATTTCTCCGAACTGATTGCACGGTGAGGCTATAACGGTGAATCCCTTGCTTTGGAACATCTCCTGTACCTGCTGGAGTTCCCACAATTGGCGTGCCGCTCTTACGTATGACCACACAGGACTACATTTTGGCGTGTATCCAGTTTTGGTGACAATGTTCGTAAACAGACAAACCTTACCCTTGGCTTCATCCATGACATTGGTCGAGCCATCAATTGACATCATTGGAATGTCAAAAACTGTGGAAATGTTCATATCTTCACGCCCTTGATGTCAATCTTTGCGTATTCTCCTATTTGGACAAAACCGTTAAGCGATTTGCCGACTGAATCAAATTTGCACAAAAAATCGACACTTATCGGTATGTCTGTTTTCCCATGTATTTGCACACACATCGAATCGTCACTAGATTCAATTACTGCGTCCTTGAATTCGACAAGACCCCTATCGTGTGAAATAGACCCAGAGCCATCGCTGTTGAGGCGAAGGTTATAGGTCTCTTTGCCGAGTGGGGAACTAGCGGTTATGAACCATGTTCCAACTAATTCCATAAAGCGATGCTAGCACTAGATAGACCTAGCCAGAGTTAGGCGGATTGTTTCTTCCATGGCTTCCTAGTGAATCGGCTCGTATAGATAGCCTTATTCTGGTCCAGCTCGTCTAATATTTCAAAATGAAGCTTTCTAAGATACGAAGACGGCACAGACGGGTAGAGGTGGTGCTCTAGGTGGAAGTCCACCAATTTCATAAATGAAATTCTATTTACGACTGGAGTTATCAGGCTTCGGGTGTTTTCATATCTTCCGGACTTTAGGGATAAGTGTGGCAACCACATAAAACATGCAATCAAAAAATAACGCTGCATAATGAACGGGAAAAAGAATAGCCACAATCCGTAAGCTCCATAACCAGAAGCAATAGTTGCAATAAAGATGATAACCGTTGCCCCTATTTGCTTGCTAATGGCTTTGTCTTTTCGCGCCTCAAGTCTCTGCCTAATAATTTTTGGAAGTCTTTTAATCATGTATTTGTTGAAAATTGGGATTGTTGCGCCAACCTGAACCGAATACGATATAAAGAAATATTTATTCATCATTCTAAATGAAGGGAATGGCAAGAAATCCGGGTCCGACCCAAACACTCCCGTATTTTTATGATGTTCCATATGTATATTCGCAAATGGGCGATATGGAACTTGAATCAATAACCCAGAAATTTTTCCAATTGAGTTATCAACCCATCTGTATTTCTTTATGCCACCAGAAAAATGTCTGTGCGCTGCAGCGTGCATTGAATTGAACAGGGCGAAATAGGACAAACAAACAATTATCGAACCAACAATTAATGAAATCGAACCGACAAGTGACATCACGATAGCGCCAAAATAGAACACCAATGCGACGACCCACTCGGCCAGGAGTGGTAAGCAAAACCTTTTTGAATACTTCTCAGTTACTGAATCGTTCATTTTATGCAACTCCATTCTTGTTTTCCCATCCCCAACCACGTATTTCCTCTGTTCCGTTTGCTTCAAGTATGTGTTTTACATCTATGTACAAACTTCTGAGTTTATTACTTGGGACTTGAGGATATAAGTGATGTATTAGGTGATAATCGAGAAGTGCTCTCCACCAGATTCTATCAATCCCATATGGGCGGATATGAAGGACCGTGTCTAAATAATCTCCAGTTTCAGTCAGATTTTTGTGTGGAGACCAGATGAACTGGTAGTGCATTCTAACTCTAGAAACAAAAGATGGGAGCATCCATAGCACTAGGGCGTATTTGCCATATCCATAAAACACAGCAATAAAAAATACTGACCAGTTTGCCAGAAGCTGGTACGTCCACTCTATCGGCATGAATTTCTTAAAGTACTCATACTTCCATGGGGTAATTAGTTTTGAGCATATTTTCTTGCCTATAACTGGTATTGCGTATACGTGTAATATGATGTATCCGATTGCTGTCTGCCTCCACATTGCAAATACGTTTTTGTGATATCTCCAATTTGGGTCTTCACCTGGAATATTGGTTGCTTTATGGTGGGCGCCATGTTGTTTGCACCATCCGTTGAATTCCATTTGGACCAATAACCCAGCAATTGTGCCAATTGTCTTGTCTATCCAATTCAATTTTGTGTTCTTGCCAGTTATTTGCCTATGCATGCAGTCATGTATGGTGACAAACATGGCGGTGAAGCTCAACATATTTAAGCAAAAACCAAACCAAAGCGGAATCAAACCACTAACAGAAAAAATAGTTGATGTAATAAATAGGGATATAAAGCCTATTCCTGTGAGAAATGTAAACCAAGAAAAATTGGGCGTATGTTTGGATACTATCCCCATCTCTTCTTTTGTTAATTTATGAGATGCCATGAGGAAATGCTAACATTTTTTGTCTACAGGTAGTTCCTGTTGTCCCTGCGACTCTAGATATGACTTCATTTTTGATAATTCGGCCTCATAGGTTGAGTGTTCTTTTTGGGTGGACCAGGTTGAACCTATGGTGTAACGAGTTTTCTCAAGAATTTTTGTCACGCCGTGAAGGTGGGATGCATTTGCACTATGAGCGAAAATTGCACCCTCTTTAGGGGCTAGCGACCTATCGTGATACGGGTAATACGTTTCTCCGCCCTTGTAGTCTTCGTTTAGATAAACAACGCATCCAGCAACCCTGCTGTACCCTTCCTGTTCATCAATGTGGGGCATTTGATAACTCCCAGGAGGCCAACGAAATATTCCTATTTGGTCAGCAAAAACCTCAACGCCAAATGACTTAGACACAAATTCTTTTATTTTTTGATGAACACTGAGCACTAATCTGATTGTTTCAACGCTTGCATATTTATGGTAAGGCAAATATTTAAAAATACTAAGGTTCCGCTCATGCCAAAATGGGTATTCATTCATCTCAGACCACACGTCGGCTGTTTCGGCAAGCCAAACAAAGTAATCACACTCATCCGGACTCAAAAAATGTTCTTTAACAAAAATCTGTTGAGTTTCTGGTTTTTGTACGTACGGGTAGGTGAGTTTTGTTTTGTCTAAATCCTTAATTGACCTCGGTCGATTTGTCAGCGTATCTACGTGCAGGGAATGCTGCTTGTACTCGGGTTTTGTTTCATCAAAAAAATCAAACATTACCATTTACCGATAGGGCATGCTGCAGCAGCGAGCTTTGTTTTGAGGGGCATGACACACCCACACTCTTTGCACTGTTTAGTGACCTTGACTAGCCTCGGACAAGACAGGCAAATTTCATACCGTCTTTTTGCCTCATCCTCTGAAGCCTTCTCTACATTGGGGTTCACTACATCCCACGGTCGAGTTGTGCCTAGTTTCTTCTTGTATTCCTCCCAAGCGGATGCCATGTCCTATTCCTCGGAATCATTCGGGGGGAGAACGTAAGTGCGTTCTGGCGGAGTAAAATTCGTTCCGTCAAAAAACCATCCTTGAACAACTTGATTTTTTAATTCTTCTGGAATTTCAATTATCGTAGGATTTGAACTCAATGCCGCAACCGCATTTTCTGCTTGCAAAGGCATCTTTATGGAAAAAGCCACGTCCGTCCCCACGACGACCGCAAATGCTTTTGTACCTCCAGGTCCCTGTGTCGCGATATCGCTCATATTTCCTCCTTGTGAAATAGCTATATTAACAGCACAAAATCATACTCAGCAAATGCCAAGACTTCCATAACACTCTACTGATTCAGTTTGGGTCGCTGGGCATCCGACGCATGGGTCAGGGTTTCCGTACGGAGCCGTCCAGTTGTAGGTTCTTCTCAGACAATACTCGCCGTTATAACATTCGTAGTTATCGCTATAACTGGCCAATACACCATTACAACTAGTGCAGGCGGGCGTCGTTCCGCCGCCTCCGCCGCCTCCGCCTCCTCCTCCTCCTCCTCCTCCTCCGGCCGTGTATCCACAACAGCCATTGCGAAGTGCTTGTGCGTAGCCACCCTCATAACCAGGGCATCCCTGACACCAGTACTCATAGGAGTATTGGCCTTCACACGTATATCCACAAGTTCCGCCATCACATCCAGAATTGCTGCCGCAACTCCTCGAGCAGTATGTGGTCGCGGTTTCGTATGTCGCTGGAGAGCCCGCAGGTGGACATGGTGTAAAACTTGGCGGGAAAAATGGTGGGAAATAAGGTGGAGCGACTGGAGTAACCGAACTAGATGCGGTTGATATAGCACTGACCCCATACCCAGTAACTGTTGTTACCGTGAATGTATAGGCAGTTCCGTTTGATAGACCGGTAACCGTTA